TAGGCGACCAAGGCCCGACGGGCGATGCGGGCGCGACGGGCGCGGCCGGCGCACCGGGAGCCGATGGCGCACCGGGCCCGGCCGGCGACAAGGGGCCCGTTGGCGATCAAGGGTTGCAAGGCCCGACTGGCGACAAAGGCCCCACCGGCGACAAGGGCCCGACGGGTGACGCCGGCACGCCCGGCGCGGCCGGCGCGACCGGTGATAAGGGCCCGACGGGCGACAAGGGCCCGACTGGCGATAAAGGCCCAATCGGCGACAAAGGACCGACCGGTGACACCGGCAATGTCTCGCTGCGCTCGATCTACAAGTCGCGGCGCCGCGTGATCGTGCTCGGCGATTCGCTCACGTTGAGCAACGCCACGACGGCGGGCAACGGCCTCGCGGGGCTCGGCTCGGGCTATGCAGAAAGCGCGGTGCAAAAGGCCGGGCCGCGCTACACGATGATTGCGAACGCCGGCAAGGCGAACGATACCGCCGCGCTCATGAAGGCACGCCTGCAAACGGACGTGATCGCAAAGGCGCCGAATCTCGTTCTGCTGATGGCCGGCACGAGCAACTATGTCGCCAACACCGACACCACGCAGATCGCAACGGCGATGAACGATATCGAGTACATGGTGGTCAAGATGCTCGATGCGGGCATCTGGCCGGTGCTTGTGACGCCGCCGGTGAAGTCGGCAACCAACCCGACTACGAGCGCCGCGATTGCGGGCGCGGACGTGACGCGCATCGCTGTCCCCTTCTACTATCGGCTTGCGGACTACTACGGCATTCCGCTCATCGATGCGTTCAAGGTGACGGCCGATGCAAACACCGGCAACTACAAGGCCGGATACACGACCGACGGCGTGACGCTCACGAGCGCGGGCGTCAATGCGCTGTCCGACTATGTTGCGAGCGCGCTGTCGGACTTGGGCGCGTGGAACGCCGGGCCGTATCTCGCGACGGTGAGCGAGTCGGCCGCCGGCAAGGCCGCGAACCTGATCCTCAATGGCTCGTTCGCGCTCTCAACCGGCGGCGTGCCGAATTCGTGGAGCCCGAACATGACGAGCGCCACGTCGGACGTGAGCGAGGATGCGAAGCTGCCGTTTTCGGGCAAGAACTTCGTGTACACGCGCACGGACGTAGGCACCGCGTTCGCTATGTCGGGGCCGAACATCACCGTGGCGGCGGGCAATGTGCTCCAGTTCAACGGGCGCATCATCGCGAAGGGTATCCCGGCGGGCCCGGCGGGTATGTCGGTGTATGCGGACTTCGGCGCGAACGGCACCGCGCGCCCGGTGAACGTGCAACTGAATGATGGCGACTTCTGCTTTTCGCAGGAAATCACCGTGCCGGCGGGCTCAACGACGTGCTCGATCAAGGTGTTCGTGCAGGACAAGGCCGCCTATCAGGCGAACAATTTCACGCTCATCAACCAGACTACGCTTGACGCTATCTGGAAGCCGGGCGTGCAAGTGATCGTCTAAAGCAAAGGGCCCGCATCGCGCGGGCCCTTTTTTCATCCATTTTCCTCGATCCACTGTTGAGTCCACGTCATCGCGCGCGTGACGGCCTCGGGCTCAGTGTCGTAATCGCCTAAGTCCGAGAACGTGAGCGCGTCGCCCTGATCGTCGCCGTCCTCAGTGGGCCGGCGCTCGGCATACGAGTTCGCGCGCCACTTCTGCCCGACACGCTTGCAACGCGGCTCGATGATCCAAGTTCGGTGCTCGCCGTAGCGCCCGTCAAACGGATCGGCTTCGGTAACAGATTCCTCGCGAGGCGGCGCGTCGATTCTCGCTAACTTGCGGAAATAGTTCGTATCGTCAATCTCGCCCATTGCTCACTCCCGACTAGGAAAACGCTAGTTTAGAACAGGCCCATTTGGGGCGTCTCGACGGGTGCCGGCGCGGGCTTCGGCGGCCTCTTAGGCGCGCTCGTGGATGGCACGCCGACGGGTGCCGGGCCGTTGCCTGTCAGAAACCGCAAATGCTCATCGCACTCCGCATTCGTCATCGGCGGCACCGGGCCGTCGGTGATGATGCAACCCTCGCCGCGCCCGCGTTTGCCGGGCCGGTACACGGTCGCATCGGGCGACGTGTAGATCAGTTCGAACAGGGCCTCGATGGCCTCGCCTGCCGTCGGAAAGGCATCGGCAATGCCGGGCACAAACCAACCGGTGTTGTGCGGGATCATCGAATTGAACGGAATGCCAAGCCGGTTCGCCGTTCGCTGTAGCGTGCGCTCGCCCTCGTCCACCTCATCGGGCGGCGCCTGATCGCACCATTCGGGCGGCGCCTCTTGCTTAGGCCGTTTCCACTTCAAAAGCTGCGCGTGCTGTTCGGCCGGCAACCAGACGGCCGTTTTGCCGTCGGCGATGCACTTCGCGCCGCGCGTGCGGTGAGTGAGCACATAGCCCGTCAACTCATAGCCCGCGCGCGTGATCGCGCGTTGCGCCAAGTCCTCGGCGGCCACGAGCCGCTCATCGAGCGGCACCGGCGGCGTGACCGGTAACGGCGGCGCCTCGAGCGGCTCACCCTCGAAAGGCGGTTGCGGCTCGTCGTGCCCGGGTGTTTGCGTGTCCGTCATGCTGTTTCCCGCTCCATCAATTTATCGGCCTCGTCCTCGCCTTTCTCGGTGATGGTGTACACGTAGAACGCGAGCGTGGTGCCCGACTTCGTTTCCCGCGTGCGCGCCAATAGGCGGCGCTCGGTCAACTCGTTCAAGTCTTGGCCCATTTGCCGCGCGCGCAGTTCGCCGGCTCGTGAGCCCGGATGCGCGCCGGTTGCCGCGCAGTAGTCACGATTGAGTTCGGCGTTGCGCGTGCTGATCGCGCCATAGCGGCCCGAGTGGATCGCGCGCATTAACCAATCGAGGCGCTCGCGCAGGGCCATGCGCCCTTTCCCGTTGCCTTTGATCCTCATGCCGCCGCCCGCATCGGTTGCTGTGCGATCAGACGCGCGCGCGCCGCCGCCTGCATGGCCTCGAGCGTGAACGCGCCGCCGAGCGAGGCGTGTTTGACGGACGGCGAATTGCGTCTGTCACCACGAATGCCGTATGCCGGGCACGCCACGCCGCGATGGAACCCGCCGGGAATTTCCTCGAGCACGCCGTCGGCGATCATCGCGCGAATGCGCGCGACGGCGCGCTCATACGGCACCTTGGCGCCGCGCGTGAGTTTGCGAATGCGCGTGGGGCCGTGCGCCTTCAAGTAGTCGATAACGGCCGCTTGCAAGTCTTGTTCACTGATTATTCTGTGCATGGCGCTCACCAATGGAAAGGTCCAGTGTCCTCGTCGCTTGGTTGGCGACGCTCGAAACTCTCGAAGTACGAAACTGACTCGGCACACAGATACGCCGCCTCAACGCACGGCTCGGCTCTGTCATCCCAACGGTTGTCCATCGCGACCGCGAGAGCCACATCGAGCGCGGCCGTGATGAGCAACACACCAACAACGATCTTCATCGCTGCACCGCCTTCGGCTTGAAAAGCGGCGCGTACTTGTTGATGAGAAACGGGCCGCTTGGCGTCCATTCAATGCCCGAGTCGCGCATGAGTTTCTTGGCGTCCCGGTTCTCGGCTTGCCCGAGGCGAATGCCGATCACTACGGCCTGTTGCCGCGTTATCTGCAAGCGCGGCATGACCTCGTGGAGCGCCGCCAGAATGTTTTCGGGGTTGGGCCACGGCCGCAGGACAAGATCATCCAAGCAGACGAAAAGCCGATCCTCCGCATCGCGCTCCACCCCGACACGCGCGACCGCGCCGGGCACCTCATTTTTCTTTTTGCTCATGGTGTTTTCCTCATTGCAGCGTGAATCCATATCGTATGCGCTCACGTTATGGATTGCAAGCAATATGCCAATAAACGGCACTAAAACGGCATTATTGATACTTGCGTTTCCGCGCCGCGCCGCGCCTAAGGCTTTCCGCGCTCGCGTTGCTGTGCGCGCCACGCGCGGTAACGCGGATCGCGCGCGATGGATGACTGCGCGACGCCCTTTTCCTTGGCCGCCGCGTACACAGTTTTCACCTTGCCGGTGATGACCAGATCAACCGCCTCTTTCACCTCTGCTGACTTTCGTGCAGGCATTTTTTTCTTTCCGTCTTTGGGAATTGTGGGAACACCGGCTCTGACGGCCTTAAAAGAGGCGAAATTGTTTCACGAGACAAGCCAACTAGCGCTGAACGCCCCGTTAACTAAGACTTGACGCTCGATCCTCGCCCGGACTGACTGCTATAGGCTCGCGCTTAAAAACCGCCGGCGTGCTATCGCCGAAAAGGCGCTGCTGCCCAATGGCCTCGAGTTCGTCGGTCGTGAGCGCGTCACCGCGCGAGCAACACTCGACTGCGAGGTTGCGCCGCTTGTGGAAAGTACCGCATTCGCGACACACGAAACTTAGGGCCTTGGTCATTTGCATTTCGTTACGTTTGCCTAATCGGGTAATCAAATGATAATGGCGTAATGCAAGCAAAGGCAAGCAGAAATATAGATATCTCGATATTTGTCGGCGTAGGAAAACGGCACCTCTCTAAGTGTGCGCCCGCCCATAGACTCATCGCATGGCAAAAATCAACGCATCCGACACGCAAGCGATGGTCACGCACTGGCTCGAGACGCCGGTGAATGGCTATTTGGGCGACTCATACGGCTCCATCGTGCCCGACCTGCTACAACAGCCGCAGCGAAGCGGGCTCGCCGATACCGTGCTCAACAAGCTGCGCGCCGACGTGCCGCTCGTGGGCGCCATGCCGGCCAGTCAGACCAACCTCTATGCGGTGCATGACGGGCCCGACAAGACGCGCATCTTTATCGAAGTGGGCGGCGATGCTATCGACTTGGGAACCACAACGTAATGGCCTTCACGCGCGATGAATTCCTCGCCAAGTTCGCGGCAGAAGTCACGAACTATCCAACGCTGGCGCTCTACTTTCAGGCGGGCGACCCGCGCCTGATGGCGCCTATGGGCGCGGTATCAACCCAGTTGGCGATGCTCTCCGAGCAGATCGATATCGCGCAACTCGAGCCGTTCTCGAAAACGCGCGATACCACGGTGCTCGCGGACGCGGCCATGAAAGGCATTCTGCCCTTTGGCGTGCCGCCGCAAATGACGCTCTCGGTTGCGAATCCGGGCGATGTGGACGTGCCTATCGCGACCGGGCGCGTGCTGCTCGATCAGTACGGCAAGCGCTACACGAGCGAGACGAATGCAACGGTGCCAGCCGGCGGCGCCGCTGCGCTGATGGTCAAGCAAATGACCACGCGCACCGCCAGTGTGACGGTCGATCAGAGCATTCCGTTCTACTCGGTGCAGGTTCCCGAGAACCCGGACGCCGAGCAAGTCATTTCAGGCGTGTTCGTCACCGTCGATGGTACGAACTACTCCTACACGCCCGAGTTCGCCAATGTGGCGGCCGATCAACCCGCATTCACGCTCGAAACCGATGAGCAACGCCGCCTGTTCGTGCGCTTCGGTTGGGCCAACACGTTCGGCGTTCAACCGGCCGCCGGCGCCGCTGTCGCGCTGACCATCGAGGAAACGCAGGGCGCAACCGACCTCGCGACCAATGCCGCGTTCACGCTCGAGGCGACCACGACCGAGGCGGATCGCGCGCTCACGTTCAAGCTCGCAAGCATCATCAATCCGGGCGCCGATCCGCAGGATATCGAGACGTTGCGCCAATTCGCGAGCTACCCGAGCGGCTATGACTCGAGCGCGGTGTATCTCGGCAACTTCGACTTCCTGATCCGCCGCAACATGGCGCCGTTCCGGTTCCTGTCCGTCTGGAACGAACAGGTTGAGGAAAACGCGCGCGGCGGCAATGTCGCGAACATCAACAAGCTGTTCGTCGCCTACATGATGGACGGCATCACGGACGACACGCAGAAAGCCGCGCTCGAGGCGCAGATTCGAACCATCGTGGCCGCCGCCGACGACTCCTACGTGCTCAAGTTTGTGAACGTGGCGGAAACCGCCCTGCCCGTCACGATCAACGCGCAAGTATCCGTCGTGCATGACACCGGCGACGTTGAGGCCAAAATCCGCGCGCAAGTGCTCGGGCTCTACGGCCGCGACGCGCCGGCGGTGAAACAGGGAATGCTCAAGCTCTCGAGCAAAAAGATCAACGATGCGCTGCGCAAGAACATCGTCGCATTGCAGGACGATGGTAGCGACTGGCAAACCACGATTCCCGCGCAAACGGGCCTGCTGCCCGAGCAATACCGCTACGTGTCGGACGCCTCGCTCACGGTGATTGTGACGCAAGCGACCTACAACGACGGCCAGTGGAGCCATTGAGCGATGACGACTCAACTCCGCGCAATCGACACGCCCGACCTTCAACCGCTACGCAATAGCGCCGAGTTCGATGCGTTCGAAAGCGAGTTCAAGGCGCTCGTGATTAAGGTGTTCAACGACACCTTGCGCCCGCTCGAGCGCCAAGTGAACGTCTCCGGTATGCCGCACCTCGGCAATTCCGAACTCATCGAGCGCACGCTCAAAGGTTGGGGCCTCGCTATCGTGCGACGCGACGCGACGCGCACGGCGTTTCTGCTCAAAGCCGCTCGCGCGCGCAACCCGAGGCGCGGCCTCATCTTTCTGCGCCAATACCTGCAATCGGTTTGGCCGGGCGTGTGGAAACTCGAGCCGCTCTGGCATCCGATTGCTACGGCGAACGAGTATCCCGCGCACCGCACGCCGCTCACGTCCGTTCAAGTCACGCCGACGGTGACGGTGGAGTTTCCCGACGGCAACGGCGAACTCGGCACCGTCTTTCGCGACGACTGGCAAGGCCGCCAACGCCTCTACGCGACGCCGCGCACGAACCTGCATCGCTATTCCGAGGCAATCGGCTCGACGGGCTACACGCTGTCAAATACGACGCTGGTAGCGGCGGCGCGCGTCGGGCGCACGAGCGACCTCACCATGTCGAAGCTCACCGTTACGGCGACGAGCACGACCGGCTACGGCGCCCTTGCGACTGCGAATCGCCCGGCGGTAGCGGCAAACACCGACTATACGTGGACGTGCGACGTTGCCTATGGCAATGCGGCTGTCTGCGCGCTGCGCTTCTATAGCGGCGACCATCAAACGAACATGGGCACTGTGCTGCTCGCGTTCGACGCCGGCGGCGTGCCGACCGTCTCGAGCAAAAGCACCTCGATCAAGGCCGTGACGATCACGCCCGGCGCGAACGGCGTGTTCACGGTGAGTATCACCATCAATACCGGCGCCTTCACGTCGGTTAGCCCGGTGTATTACCCGGACAACTCCTACACGGCCGGCAACTACACGTATTTCGACAAAGGGCAGATCGAGATAGGCGGCGCGGCGACGAGCCATATCGCCGTGCCCGCCGCGAGCCCGGTGACTGTCACCGACTACACGCTCGGCGCGAACGGCTTGGCGACGTTCTCTGATGGCGTCACGCCGCCCACGCCGATCACATTTTTCCTCACCGGGCGCATTCGCGTGACGCTGCCCGTCTCGGTCGATAACGGGCTCGGACTGCTCGAAATCACCAAGGCTTTTCGCTCCACGCTCGCCGCGCGCCTGATGCTCGAGCTACAGCTATCAACGGTGTTTGAGGATATCGGGCAAGCCGGCGGCCTCGCTATCGCCAACGGGGCATCGGCAGTAATGCCATTCATGGCTATCGGCAAACTGACAAGGTAACGGTATGGGAATCAAAACCGGCAAGATCAAATACAACGTGCATGAGCGCGGGCGCCAGCACCACGGCGCCGAGCGGCGCTTCGACACGGCCGCGCTCGCGCGCCTTGTGAACTCGCCTGCGGTGCAAGAGCGCGTCAAAAACCGCGACCTGCACGGCTATTACGGGCACCTGATCCGCATGAAATACGGAATGCGCCCGCCCGAGTGGATCATGGACGGCGGCGAGCAGATTTACATCGAGCCCGCGCTCGTGACGACGTATCTGCACGCCGAGCCCGACGGCACGATCACGCACGAGAGCGAGTTTCTCGACACGGTGCCGGGCCAAACGGCGGCGCGCTTGTTCGCGAGCAAGGCCGGCGGCTTTTCCTCGGCGATCAAAGCCGAACCCTCGCGCGCGGGCTCGGTTGCCACGCAATTCAACGGCTTCGATTACGTGCTCGAGCCGAACTACACGACCAATCGCGGCTATCTGCTCGATGGCGTGATGTTCGATTCCACCTCGCCTGAGATGGCCGATGCAATCCTCGATTCGGCCATTGCCGAGCAAGCCGAGCAGGCCCGCGCGTTCATGGCGATTTTCGACTCGTTGCAGGCCGATCACATACTCGCGATGCAAACGCTCGAGCGCTTGCGCGAGGAAAACGAGGAAATGCTCTCGATGCTCGCCGCGCGCGGCGGCGATCAGACCGTGATCCTCGATTCGACGGGACACGCACCGGTGCTCACCGGCGGGCGCGCGACGCGCGAGTTTGAATCGCGCATCCGGGCGTTCCAGACCGGCACGCTCACGCAATTCGAGACGCCGCCCGAGGAAAAGGCCAAAGCCGAGCACGATGACGCGCTCGCGCTCACGCGGCGCAAATGGGGCATCGCGTGATGGACTTTTTGCAACCGGTTCAGATCGGCCTCGCGCAATACCTCATCGAGTATCACGCCTCGCTCGCCGCTGACACGCCCTCGCTCGAGGAATACCGCGAGCGCGAGGTGAAAAAGGCTATCGTGTGGGCGCCCGGCCGCTTGGTGGATCAGGTTGAATCGATGATGGTGGAGTGGCGCAAAAACGATAACACCGGCAAGCCGGGCCTCTCGTCCATGCTGCCGGTGATTTTCGTGGGCTTCGCCAAGGACTTCACGCCCGTTCTGCCCGAGTTCTCGGTTGCCGTGGGCTCGGCGATGGACGTCTCATTCCCCGACGATCCGCTACAGCGCGCATACAAGGCGCGCTCGAGCGCGAATGAATACCGCGCGCAGATCGTCATTGCCGCCGCCGAAGTCCGCACCGCGCACTCGCTCGCGATGCAATTCAACCTGTTCGCCAACGGCCCGCGCGGCCGGCGCTTCACGCACGTTCACGAGTTCGCCGGGCTCCAACACGAGTTTCCGGCCGTGCTCGAGCAGATCGACTTTGGCGCCGTCAATACGGCCGTCGATCAAAAGAACCTCACGCTGCTTGTGGGCGACCTGACAATCCGCGCGACGGTGCCGATTTTCGATGCGCCGCGCGCGGGCCAACCCAACGACGGCAAGGCCGCGCCGGCGGGCTACCCCGTGATTACGCAAGTCGATACCGCGTCCAACGCGGGCGCGACGAGCACAACCTCGCTCGATGAAAACGGCGATATCGTGACGGTGCGCGATGAGTGAGAAACGCAAGCCGATCATGATTCAGGCGCGCATCGCGGGCTATTTCGGGCCGGCGGTGAACCTGCTCGCCGCGCTCGAGCCCGAGAGCGGCCTCGTGATCGTCTCGAAAGAGCTACCTCTGAACGAGCGGCGCGAGGGCACCCTATTCACGACCAACGATCCGCGCGCAAACGGGCGCGACCGGCTCTTTTCCGAGGACAAGATCGAGGACGCCATTCACCGGTTCTACCGGGCGCGCGCCATTGGCACCCTCGAGCTATTGCCGGCCATGCAAAAGCACGATCCGGCCAACCGTATCGAGTCCGACGGCATGGATAAGAGCGGCACGAAGTATCGCCTTGCGTCCGAAATCAGCAACGGCGCTATCGCTGTGCTCGCGATCATGGACGCGGCGGGCGTTTCGCAGAAAGTTGAGGACGTGAGCGCCATGTGCGACGAGATATCGGCGATGTTTTTCAGCATCGGCGGCGAGAGCCTAGACGACTAGGAAAACGCGCCGCCGACGGGCGCATACCTGCCTCGAAAATGGGTTGATCCGTTCTCGAGGCTTCAATGGCTACTCCCGTACTCAACCCCAAGATCACGACGGCCGGGCTCGCGCTCATGCCGACCAACAACGGCGCGGCCGTGGCGCTCACGCACATCGCTATCGGCACCGGAAAGTACGCGCTGGACGCGAACGCGGGCGCGCGCGTGGCGCTCGCCAACGAGGTTGCGCGGTTCCCTATCTCGAGCGGCACGAACCCGACACCGACCTCGGTTCAGATCGGCGTGACGATCACCGACACCGATCCGCAAGGCCGCTCGCCCAATGGCCTGTCCATCGGCGAAATCGGCTTTTTCGCGGGCAACACGCTTTGGGCCGTGTGGTCACAACCGACCACGCCGCTATTCGTGAAATCCGAGAAATTCGACGTGCCCTTTGCGTACACGTTCGACGTGTCGGACTTCCCGCGCGATTCCGTCACGGTGCAAGTGACAACCGACGTGCCGGGCATGACCGCGCTCATCAATCAGCACGAGGCGAAGGCCGATCCGCACACGCAATACGTCGGCAAGCTGCGCGGCATGGGCGAATACGACGCGACTTTCAACTACATGAAAGGCGCGCACATCATCTATCCGACCGACGGCAAGACGTATCGCTCCATCGTGGACAACAACAAGGGCGCGGCGCCCTCGAGCAGTCCAACGAAGTGGGAGCGTTGGGGCTTCTCGGTGCAGGAAATGACCGATGAGTTTGTGCCGCCGCGCACCTCGATTCAGAGCGGCGCGGGCGTGCTCGGCATTCTGCGCCTGACGAACCCCGAGGGCCTCGCGCTCGCGACAACCGGCTCCGCGACGGGCGCGATCAAAGTCAATTTCCCGGCGAACTCGGGCAATCGCGACACGTTCGTTAAGCTGCGCCTCGAGGTTTTCGAGCTCGCCTCGCGCCGCTCGATCAGCATTCTGCTTTCGGGCCACTTCAACACGTCTCTTGTGTGGGACGCCGCGAGCGCGGCGGTGCTCGGCGACCTTGCCGACCGCAACCTCCCGGTGCGCTTCGGTAGCGAGAGCGCGCGGCCCTGCATCTGGATCGGTGACGCCACTTCTGCATGGACGTACCCGCGCGTGTATGCGCCGGAAATCATGGTTTCGCAGAACGGCGACGGCGGCGACCGCAATTTCTGGATGAAGGGCTGGGCCTGCTCCATCGGTGACATTGGCGGCGCCGTGGGCGCGACCGTGGCGCCCTCGCTCGTGTTCGGGCGCACGGACATT